GCCGCGTCGTAATCGGGAACAAGCTGGACCGAACCAGGCGTGTTCGAACCTGTGCGTGTGAAGAACCGGAAACAGAGCTTGTTGAACCTATACTGCTCCCATGCCGAAGCCATGGTCGAGAGCCAAGGGAAACTTGCAGCCAACCCGGGGTTGAGCTGAAGCGCCTTCTGGATAGTGTAGGATGAGCTTCCGGTAACGTTAGCGACCAGTTCGCGATGAACAATGCGACACTGGTCACGTGTGGCCGCGATCTTTGGACGATCGGTAGACTGCCCTGTTGAATAGGCAGCGGCCACCGACACCTGCCTCGAAGGCTTGGGTGACGGTCTCGGCGGTGCATAGGGCACCTGACCCAAGGACGCCCGTGGCGCCTGGGGCCTCGTAGCCGCCGGAGGGCGGGCGGAGGACTTGTTCTTCTTAATAAGCTTCTTCTGCATGGTGATGATCGTGTATTGGATCCCGCCGATCGGGACGGGACTGTTCGTCCTACGACACCATAGGTACTTGGCATTGCCTGCCTGCTAGGTTTGTCTGAGGTATTACTTGTACGCACGCCATTCGTTGGACTTACAGGATAAGACTTAACCGTCGATACTTCCACAGCAGGGCTTACCGGACTTACCGCCATCCCACATGGTTGACCCGTGCAGTCTCTCGGCGTTCTGGAGAGACTCCTTAGCACGTAAGTGTTTACGCAACACGTTCTTAGTTAGCGTCAATCATCAGATACCGAGGTATCCTCCTGAGGCATCGAGTCCTTCCTAGGGAACATCATCAGAACGTATGCAACGTTTTGGGGCACTTAGGTCGTAGAACCCAATTTCGGTGGCACAGTCTCATGGGCGCCTAGAGCTCCATTGTTGACTATAAACACACCCGGCAGTTTAACGTCGTGCCGAGGACCTGTCACCTGACAGAAGAAGTGAACGCAGAACACACTTACTTAAAGTTGCTGCACTACATGCCAAGCCTCCGAGGGAAGGAGTTGCTCAGCAAGGCTCTCGAACGAGTATTCTACGTTGGACCAGGCCAAATGCACCGGCACGTATCTGACAAACCCGTTCACCATCCACTTCCTAGCGCACTTGAAGCTCTTGGAGACCGAAACAGACTGAACATTAACCTCAGTCGCCGGTTTTACAAACGGACAAGAAGCATCCGTCTCCAGGGCCTTAGCCAAGTCGTAACCACAGCTCGGACGCTGTGAAGTTACAGGAAGATTGACCCCTAGCAGGTAAGAACCCGCTAGCCATTTCTGAGCATCCGTGACCTGGAACTTCCAGTCAGGGGGAGCAATGACACCCATACCGCCAACAGAGCACGGTAGGAAAATATTACGTGTCACCAAACTCAGAGCACCACGTCTACGGACAGCGATGGTGCATTCTCTCTTGATCAGAGAGGGGTCATGGTACTCGAAGAATCGAGTGAGAAGGTCGCCTTGCTTCCCAGGAAGGGAGCCGGCTAGTAGTATATTGAGGTTACAGACCAAGCCTCGGGAGGGATCAGCACGCATATGAGCGCGCGCAAAGGACTGACGTAGATCGGACTCGTCAGCTACATTACAGTAGAGGTTGGTTTCACCTTCCTTCTCCTCCGAACCACCTTGCACTTTGTGCTCGCCATAGAACAGGCCAGCATTCAGATAGGGAATCTGATAGGGAGTATTCGACTTCCCAAGTGCATAACGAGTTGATAGATCCATTTGAACACTCGTCGAGTTAACGTTCGCGTAACTCTTATGGTGGTAGGCCTTTCCGACGCTCATCTTGAGCCCAACCTTTCCCGACACCCGCGCGTGCTCCTCCCATAGGAATCTGGGGGCAGCGTAGAGCATGTCGTCGCCATTGATAAGAACGTGGCGCAATTTCTCCTCATCCGTCCAGTCACGCTGGAACGGCTGAGCAACCTTGAGGTAGACTCCAAGGTTGGCTAAACAGAGAATTGGAAAAGATAGGATGGAACCCATGAGCTGACCGTTCTTCATCACCCCTTTGAAGACTTTGGACATAGTCTTCCCATCTCTTTCAGGATAATAGAGATTGTGGGGTCCGAGGACTCGCATGGCGAGGTCGTACTGGTCCTTAGGCAAATTCCCTATGAGATAGCGGAAAATGGCACCAGAGTACTTCCAAGACAAACCATCGGTCGCAGCAGAGTAATCTACGGAAAACCACTCGTAGTCACTCTGCGCCTTCTCGGCACAGTCAAGAACATCACAGGGACTAAAAGGCCGCCCTATGAGTCGGAAGCAATCGCGTCTGCGCATTGCGGAATGCAGAGCCTTCTGCAGCGGAGCCATCGTGTAATAGGGAAGAGCTTCTCCCTTACTTATCACCCTCACCTTCATCGGTTCGAGGACTGCCTGGATAGTGCAGTTGATGGGTCTCCCGTGGCACTCGCCACGAACTTGGTCACGCAGCTGAACCCACTGGTAGGTTGGCACGTACCGTATCTCCTTCACGACGTTAAAAGCCGTCGTACGTCCTGGGACGCGAGGGAGGTACACCATTCGGAGGAGACTAGAGCCATAAAAGCTATGGTTAGTCATACCGGCCTTAAGGATCAGCTCTTCAAGCTGTCCACCGGCCCCACGAGTCTGCTCGAAGCAGGCACTCGTTGAGGGGCTCCGGGAAAGGAAATCCTTGCCTGCCGCCAGGTTTTCGGTCATTTCCTTCCGAACATCGGCCAAAAGACGCTGAAAGGTTTTATCAGCGAAGATCTCGGCGATGACCTCATCGTCCCCAGGATCGGGTGACGAGAGCGCGGTGTAATGGTCTTCATAAGTCTTCTTCACGATAGACTCTGACGCTGGTAACGCACAGCGCTTGGCTTGAAGCCAAGAGTACCAAAGATGGGTGTTCTTCCTAGAGAACACAGTGAGTCGCTGGCGTAGCCAGGACCGTAAGTGTCCGGTTGGCTGAAAGACAGCGGCCGGGGGGGTAGGAGGTTCGTTTCTCAAATACTTCGAGAGAGGGTAGGCGAGGGTGTGCTTAGCGCACTTCAGCCAAACCGTCTCGTCAGACGAGGTATCGAGATAAGAATGGAGCTGCTCGGAGAGAGCAGTCCTAATGGCCTTGGGCGCACCGTGATGTGCGAGAACAAGATCCAAGCCACGAACCAACGCGTTCGTCCGTTCGGGGATGGGTGTGATCACCTCATCATTCCCAGCTTTCGAGCTGGGGTCCCGTTGCGCGGACACGCAACGGCGGCCAGCCTCACGCTTGAGGCAGTCGCTGAATTGAGTTGTTGATCGTAAGGTTGACAACATTATGTAGGGCTTTTGAGCTCAATTCGTAGTGTTTTCGGCTCTGTTAACAGAGTCGGG